TTCGAGTTGTGAGATAACTCTTTCTATGTTATCATATGATAACTTTTCTCCTGATTTACTTCTTATCAATGTGTTCACTCCCTAATAATATGATTGCATAGTGAATTATTTTTAATAAGTCGTCTGGATTATTTCCATTCTTTTTACCATATCTTTGAGCATATTTAATTATATTTCCAATAGAGAAACCTTCTCCATGTCCTGCATCAAATACAAACTCAGTTGTTTGGATTTTATTCTTACCATAGTGGGCATCATATGTTCCAATTATGTGATTTCTAACCCAGTTTAGAACTTCTTCTTCTTTAAACTTCATTAGTTAACATCTCCACTAGACTAGTATATCCACCAATCTTTTGTCCGTTAAATATTATTTGCGGAAATGTTCTTGCCCCAGGAAAGTTTTCAAACATATCTTCTTTTTCAAAGTCCTTTCCAAAGACTTTATACTCTACTGAACAACCTCTTTGCTCAGCAAGATTCTTTGCCATTGTGCAATAATGACAGTTTGGTGTGCTATAAATTATTACTGTATTTTCCATATAATCATTCCAAATTTGTTTCATTCTTTCTCCCATGGTAAGGGAATTCTTTTTCCTTGTTTCTTTTCTTCTACCATGTGTGTAGACATATAAGCAAAAAATCCTGCAACAGAAACAACTAATATTCCTACTAGTATTTCCATTACTTAGATGTTATCCTTTTATCATACCAAGCAAGTCCTTCGTCCCACCAATCAGGTTGTTCACGATGCGACCACTTAGCAAATGTTGCTTTATCTGTGTGGTAGTATAAGCGATATGACCCGATAACATCAGTTTCATCTTTGAGTTCATCAGGCATTGCCATAAGAAATGGAGTGAGTCCTTTGCGTGGCATATTCTTCGGGTCTGGTAGCTTATTTATTACTTCTTCTACACTTTTGTGAAGTTTGCCATATCGGTAATGGTATTCATCATTTAATGCATTAGCATAGCAATGAACCCACTCGAAGTTATCTAGCGAAGACCGTGTCCATATCGTGCAAGGGTGATTATACATCATTGGTAGATATGGTGTCAGAGGTCTTTCCTCTAGAGGAAGATGTTTGATTTCTGACTTTCTAGAATTAAGGGCTTCCCTTTCTTCTGCGTTTAACGCACGAGGGGTAAATCCTAATACTTCATCAACCCATATAGCAGTGCATAAAAGCTGAGCCGCCTCAAGAGGCATCTTAACTATATGCTTGTCTACATGGTATTGTGCACATTTGTCTAAATCTTCGTCTAAATAAAATAAATTCATATTACATATTATACTAAAGATTTAACCATTTGTCAAGTATTATTTTTTTATTTACCAAAGGCTCTTCCAGCCTCTGAAATTCCAAATGCTCCAAGAGTAATTACTACTAAAGATGTAAAAATCGTATCACTTATTAGTAAATCTTGTCCCCAAAATGCTGTAATTAAATCACAACCTGCGAATACTATTAGCATAAAAAAGGAAATAAATCCTATTATTGCTTTCTCGTTTACATCATTATCGTCTAAAAATAAATCCATAAACTTTCTTTTGGGTGGAGCTAGTCTTTTCCTAGCAGCTTCTGCTTCAAGTTTCATTTCTTTAATTGTATCCTCGGACTTATCGAGTTTTTCAATAAGTGCCATATACTTATCTAAATCAATTTCTACTTCATTTCTACTGCTATCTCGTGCTTCGTCTGCCATTATTTATCCTTTGCTTTACCCACATTTAGGGCAACCCAGTCTAATACTTTATAGACTTTCTTTACCCAACCATCATCAATTGGTGTGGGAGTAAGAGCAGCAACTAACGATGCTCCCATTACTAACCAAGGCACGACTTGCACCCATCTAATTATTACTTCGAAAAATTCTAACATTCTTCTATCCTATTCTGTCCTACGACAGCCTTTGCAGAGGTACATACTTCTCTATAGTAGATACATCTATGTCCTCCACTTTCTCAAACTCTACATCATAACAAAGAATTTTATCAGATGCAGATTGATTCTTTAAACTTGGCATAAAACTCTCGTGTGTTGTATATTCTCTACAATGAGTTTTATTACTTTTTAAACTTCTAAAGGTAATCTCTACGATACCTTGTTTTAAAACTTCTATTAATTTTATACTATCAATCATCTACTTTTCTAAACCTCGGTAATACTTTATCTTCTAATTTTTCTATTCTATCTACTAAAGGTTGGTATCCATCAAACCCTTCTATTCCACATTTAGGGTGTGCCATATCTTCTAACTCTATTATTCTTTCTTCTAGTTCCTCTAACCAATCCTCTATATCTTCAAAACGCATTTGGGCAGCAGGGTTGTTTTCAAACCACTTACTATCTTTGTGAAATCTCCATAAATTAATTAGATTCTTTATCCACTGAATCATCTGTTGTTACCTCACGATAGTATATTACTACCTCTCCCATTTGTTTGATATACCTTTTAAGTTCTTGCATATCTTCTGCCATTACTTTATAATCTCCTATTGTTGTTGCAACAAATAGAATATCACCATTATTTTGCGACTTTATTTCATCTATAAATCTGTCGTAATAAGTATAGCCTTCAGGCCAGTCAGGATTTTCTCTGTCCTCTGGCGCACAAGACTTAGGTCTTTTGCCATCTACTTTGACACATGGGTTTGTAATACGAGTTTCGCTTACGACGTACCACTTCGGTGCTGTCAGCTCGACAGGTCGTGGGAGTGTGGGTTGCATAATTTCAACCTTTGCAGGTTTAGTGATAATTTCTACTTCTTTTGTGGGAAGTAGTGAGCAACCACTAGTCAGTGCTAGGATTGTCAAGATTGAATAATTTTTCAGTGTCATCTTCTATACCCTCCATTACTGCCTCGCTGGCGTTATTCATTCTTAGTTCTATCATTCCTGGCTTCTTTAGCGCAAGAACATCTAGGTTATGCCTAGAAAAGATTTCTAAGTATTCAGCTTTTTCTTGTTCTATCAAGGCATTTTCTCTTGTCATATTCATTAGAGCAGCGCCTTGTTTTTCATACTGCTCTTTAATTGTTTCGATTGTTTGTTTTTGTTCTTCTACTGCATATTCTAGTTTGATGTTATTTGCTTTTAGCGTTTCATTCTCACTATAAAGCCACCAACAACCTACTCCTAATACTAGTGTTAAACCTATAAAAAATTGATTCATAGTTCCTCTATCCTATAATTTAGCCCTTCTGCTCCTCGTATTTCCACTACTTCATCTTCATCTGTTTTAAAGGATATATACTTATCTTGTTTATAATAGAACTTCTTGACTATAAAAGTCTGGTCATCTGAGTCGCCATATGTTGAATTATAACTTACTGTAAGTCTGTAGCGTGTCTTGAATAGATTTACTATCCAATTCCACATTTCCTTTAGCTTGTTCATCTTGTAAAATTCCTAAAAATTCCTGTATATATTCTTCTAGTGTCATACCTCTTTGGGCAGCGTGTTTACCTGCTGCCTCTATAAGTTCTGAAGATAGTTTAAATTTCAAACCATTCCTTGCCTTGAAAAAGACAAGCCTCTGCTTCTCGTCTACGGATAAGTCCTTCTAATACTTTTCCTCCTGCTTTATTCCATCTTTTCATTTGTGCTGGTACATCTTCGTACTCGCCTGAATTTAAGACTTTTAGCATTGTAGACGATTTTAGGTTTGCTGGGCCGAGATTGTATACCCATGATACTAGGGCATCAAACTGGTTTTGTGATAACGCGACTGTTACATATTTATTGATGTATCCTTCGAATTCTTCTAGTTCTACTTCAAGCATATGCTCCGCGTGGTTTTGGCTCCAAACATCTCCTTTCTGAACACCTTTTGTATGTCCATAACCGATAGTCCAGACTCCTGCTGAACATTGGTAGGCTTCTAATTCACAGCCTTCAAATTTTTTAATGAGGGCTAGTCCCTCCATACTGGTATTCAATTAACTCTCCTGTGTTTCTTTTCTCTTGCTACTTTCTTTTTCTCAGCGATATCTAAATTTACATATCCTTCTTCAATTAAAAGAGAAATCATAGCAAGGACATCTCCTATTTCTTCAGATAATACTTTTTTATCTTGTTTTTTATTACCATGTCGGTAAACTTTGGAACATGCTTGTATCAGTTCTCCACATTCCTCCATAGCTACTATGAGTAGGTAAGGGTCTATTTTTTCTTTCATTTCTTTTTTCCTAAATAAAAAGTGCCTCTTTTAAGGGAGGCACTCACAAAACGACAAGTCTATGTTAGAGAGCCAATGCAAGTAATTAATACACTACTCACAAAACTCAACAGCAATATTGCCATTACTGCTTCACATAACTCTCCATCGCATATTTCCTGTCTAAAATATTCCACATATTTCATTCAATCTCCAAGATTTTCCTCTTGGAATTTGGAGTTCTAGACAGAGCGATCGTTAGTAACCCGTCTTGTAGATTAACTTTATCTACTTGTAAGTCTGGATTGAGAATAAACCTTCTATCAAAAGATTTAAGACTTAACCCCTGATGAACGAAT